TTACTAGGGTCTCATTGATCATTTCAGCTTCATTAAGAACATCAGAAGTATGAGCTAAGAAGACCACATTCTTCGTAGATTTAGCTACTATCTGAGACATTAGCATTTTCATGTACTGTGCATATTGTCCCCAAGCCTGCATAGTATTAGTTGAATTGATGACTTTAGTACTCTCATACATGTCCATTAGATATGTAAGTGTGTCTATGACAATTGTGTGTATCTCAGGCATCTTCTCTGCTTCAGTAAAGGCCTGATATACCATGTCTGGATCTGTAATAGTGAGTTCTTTAAATTTAGATCTAAATGGTAATTTCTTACCGTTCTCACAATTCAGGTACATAACTCCCTCAGGTTTATCTATAGCTAATAAGCTAGCGCTCTTACCTGAGCTAGATTTACCAGAAATCAGTACTAGGTGGTTATTGTTCATTAGTTAAGCCTCTTTTAGTTAATTCTTTACTGATTGATTTAATTGTACTATCCATAAATTGATCTTCTGGTAGTGGGACATCTAGGGAATTATTAAAACTTAATAACTTTTCTACAATTTCTCCTAATTGCATTTCTGCATCTACCATAACCATTCCATACCTATATAGATGGTTAGCTCTATTGCCTTTGGAAGTATGTGTTTTGAACCACCTTTCAATATTACCTACTCCCACAGCGCTGACCTGAGCTCTAGTTTCATCAGATCGTTTAGTTTCTGGTATGAACATTGTCGCATCTATGACAGTACCTTGGTTGTACTCGTAATGCCCTGGGTGTGAAGCCCACTTCCTTGCTATATCTTTAGCAGCTTCATCTACTGGGAATGGTAACCATTCAAATACATTAACCATGAACCTAGAGTACTCATTAGATGATAACTTTAGCCTGTGAGATATAGGTAGTATTAATCTAAATCGATTAATTTCTGGTGTATGTCGTTTAGTTGTAGATATTAAAAAAGCATAATCTTCTAGTAGAATTTTAACTGTAGAGATACTTATATCTCCATCACAGTCTAGAATTAGAAGATCAAATCCTGGGATAGCATTTTCACTTTTACGATGACCATTAACAAATCCATGAGCAGTGTAGTGATACCCTTTTGCAGTTGTTAACTTATGTAATTTATCAAATGGAGGGTGATCTACTTGATAGTCATGAGCTATGTCTGTACTAATCGCAGTTGTCAAACTATCTAGATCTGTTTCTATTAGAGTCTCACCTATAAAGAATTCAATATCATCAATTGACCTCTTTTTAATAATGATATTATTTTTATAACCAAATGACATTGCTAGTGTCATTAGATCTTTACGTTGTGTTTCAGATCCTTTATAGAAGGGTAACTCCTCAATTAACTCATGCTGAGTAACTTCATTATCACAATCAGCTAAGTAGTGAGCTAATCGTTCATAGGGCCCTTGCTTCCTCATCAGTAGATGGAAAGCTTCTCCAGAATCTTCAACTACACTAATAGCGTAGTCCAAGTGCTCCTTAGTTAGCTCTGTAGAGTTATCTGCAAAAGCATATGCTCCTGCTAATTTAAGTGCTTTGTAGTGTCTGTGAGACATCTCTGCCTTGTGCAGTGCCATATGATCTTTAAAGTCGTCTGCTGCTTCCTCACATTTCATTTGATATTCTATTAAGTAAATAGAATTCTCTTTGGACATCTGTAATATAGGATTAAAAGGTCTCTTTGCGAAGTTAGTAAACGTAGTCTGTATTGTATGAACATCGGTAGCTAGATTAATATCTACCATCTGTGCATAACGTTCTTCTGCTGAAGCGTATTTAGTTCTATGATTAGCTACTGTGTATCCGAATAGTAATCTACGAGCATACCCAGTTTCTAAGAACTGTTTAAATTCTTCTTCTACACGTCCTCCATCAAGTAGTTTAGTAGGAGTACCAAACATCATTAGGTTAGTAGGAGTGTTACCTGGTAACTCTTCTGATCTAATATTCTCTGCAGTATTCTTAATCAGTTTCTGTTTAATACAGCCGATATCATATAGTTCTAAGAAGGTATTGAGTACGTCTACATTGGCAGACATATTCGAGCCTACTTCATCTAGCTCTAAGTTCATAGAGCCCGCAGATGCTAGTAGTAATTTCTCTCTCATTTGTTTAACAGCTGGGGAAGTCCCACTGTCGAAACTAAATGCTAGTTCACCTAGACGATCAAAATGGTGTTGGAATTTATCTTTCTGAATTGCATACTCCTCACCAATGGACAGCATAGTTTGTCCACTTGTTACTCGTGCTTGTGCTCTTTCTTGAGCTAGTATCTCTATATTTTCTTCTGCCTTCCTGGGGAATACAGTGTTTAGAAATTCTTTTTTAAAATGAGCTACAAACTCTCGTTCTAGGATATTAGTAGAATGTCCTTTACCTGTACCCGATACCATCAAATTTAATACATACGTATTAACAGGGATTACATCTCTGTCATTTGTTTGTATATTGCACCGCATCATGGATGCTATTTTAGATAAGTAATACCCAACTAGAATTCGAAAAAAATGCCGATTATCATTGTTTACTTTCCTTACAAGGATATCGACAATCTTCTCTGAGAAAGGATGATATTGTTTTTTAGTCATGTTTGTCCTCAGTGCATTGATGTGCGATGGTTAGATAGTTTCTTCCATCTTTATAGTTGTCTTCAATAGTTGGATTCCAAGCAGATCTTACAATCTTTAGTAAATCCATTTTTAGAGCATAGAGGTGTGGAAGATTTACATTTCCTGATTCTTTAGCGTACTGATTAAGTACTTCACACATGGTTGACCATGTTTCAAAGCAACGTTTAGGAGGGCCATACTTCTTTGCACGATCTTTTAAAATCTCCTCATCGTTCATTTCATCATCAGTCATCTTTTGTCTCCTGTAAATCTTTTAAGAACTGTATAGCTACGTCAATGAGTACTTGTTCTGGTTCGTTAGATGCTGCGCACTCTTCCAGTATTACTTCGACATAGTTTAATTTTTGATTATCACTGATCGCCATTGTTACTCTCCTCATCATCTTTTATAATTTCAGTAACTAATTTGATGTAATCATCAACAGGTACAACATCTGTAATACCAGTTTTGCTAGAGCTATCTATTTGAGAAATCCATACTGGTGTATTAGCTTGCATAACATAATCTCTGTAGTAACCATCTGCATGATCTGGTCCTACAAATGATGCTTTTATAGCTGTTTCACATACTTTGAGAAACTGAGCTACAGTAATTGGGGTGGTATCTGGTACAAAGGCTAAATCAGCAGGATACCCATGGTAGCTGTGAGGTAAACCTGGGTATCCTACTGCATCCAATTTAACCGGTAGTCCAATGCGTTCTCTCTGTAACGCTTTTATTAGACTCCCTAAGGACATTTGATGCTGTCCATGCTGGATGTATTTAACAACAGGTTGCTTAAGTGCTTGGATAATCTCTTTTTGCGTAGGCATATTGTTCCTCTTTAGAACGATAATAGCCATAGGTGAGAGAAATAATCCACGAAACCTGTCACCTAAGTTAGAGGTTGATTATTGCCTATGGCTATTATCAATTGATATTTAGTGATGCCCTTGGGCGGACTCGAACCGCCTACCTGCTGCTTCGAAGCGCAGTCACTCTACCTGTTGAGCTACAAGGGCATGTAATAAATTACATGATTCCTTGAGTTCTTTTTATTTTGGCACGAGCCCGTGCCGGTAGTCGTTCAGGAAGGGGTTCTAATTTCTCAGGGCAGTTAGTCTCTAGATCAGATATTTTATAATCCTCTTCTAGACGGTCATCAAAGATGCTATTAAATAGTTGTTTAATTTTATTGGTGTATCTCTGCTGATAATAATGTTTGATAGGAATGTCTAAGATCACTTCTTTAAACTTAAGAATATCTTCTCGTAATTTTCCTACATCCATACTGTCTCCTGATCTAAGTAATTTTGGCAGGCACAGAATACACTTATTTAGTATCAGCGTATTGTTTTCTTGCGTTAGCTCTTCGGCTAACACCAGCACATTTTGAGCCGCAATATAAAGCTTCAGCGTTCATCATTATGGCTTCTTTATTACATATTTTACATATAATTTTATGTATTGCTTTACGCTTCTTATATTTCTTTTTTATCCAAGTTCGTAGACCTGTCTTCTGGTACTCCCCACGAGGTTCTGCTACTTTATATCCTTTCCAGAACTTACGTTCTGCTGAGGATAACTCCCAATTAGTTTTATTTTGCTCATTATAGAGTTTTACAGCCTGTTCTTGTGGTATTTCTTCTTTCAATACTCCATCTGCTGTATAAATTTTTATTCCAGAGATCACATTTTATTCCTTTATTTTATGATATGAAAGGCAGGAAATGGAAAGGCCCCAAACCCCTCTCCACTTCCTATGAGTAGCTAAGTGCCATACGGCAGCATAACTACCTGCCTTATAATCATAGATTCAAACGTCCATTTGCTAACATTGTTTCTGCCTGTGTACATATACCTACTACTGAGCAATACCGGCAAGCTTTTACCTCACCGGGGACTTCTTTAACTAGTCCTACGTTACCATCTGCAGAGTTACGCATTACTGCTTCGTCCATTGTAGCGAAATTCTTAGTAGACCTAGCAGTATTGTTAGCATTTTTATAGTACTTGTAAACTGTTTCTGAAGCCCACAGTTCTTGGTCAGTACACTCTGGTAGATCCTCTTGAGGTGAATCTATAAGTGATAGATAGGAGGCTAATTTATTAGTAATCCACTGTTCAGTCTCCTGTGTACCCCACAATGGGTATGCTTTAGTTAGTACACGTTGTTGAGGGTATTTTTGGCCATCTTGCTTAGCTCTAGCAGCTGACCAGTCTGTAAAGATGTAATTGATATTGACTATATCACTAGTAATTTTATCTGGGCTGAGCCACTTATAAATACTCCCTTGTTTGGTGTAGTTATCAGCACCACTGTCATAGATGTATGTCCACACACTAGTAGATTTATAATCATTAAGCACACCATCTAATACTAGATCATATTTACCGGAGATAATTATATTGAGTACTTCTTTTTCTGCTCGTTGCTCTACATAAACAGGCATCTCTCCAGGAGTAACCGTTTCTGGATTAACTTTAATACTGCCTGTAACGCTGTCTGCTGCTCCAAATAGTTTTAAGGCTTCTAATACATTCTTATTGTCTGACCATGCTTCTTCACACCCGGTATGAATTGCAGAGCCCATCCTAGAAGGAACTAAGTCAGCAATATCTACAGTTTTAGCTAGATGCTTATTTTGTTGTGCTAGAACTATCTGACGAATAGACTTGAGTAGTCCAGTAGCACTAATAACGTTTGTACGATCATCATAGTCATAGCTGTCATGCATTAAAAATACAGCTAGAGCTAATGAAATATTATTTTTATTTGTATACTCAAATGCCATTTAGTAACCTCTCTGTTTTAAGTCTGTTTTGAAATTCTGTGTATTCTTCTATGGGCCATCTATTAGGGTGGCTAGCCATGTATGTCTGTTTCCATAATATATGTGAAATACTTATTGGGGTTAATCGATTCTTTTTAGCTATCTCTTTTAATGTCTTACCTGAATTACAATCTAAAACTATCCAAAAATTTCTTTCAGCATTTCTTCTAGATATTTTATTTCTCTTTTGTCTAATTGTTATTTTAATATTTTCTCGGAATACTTGAACTAACATGGGAGTTAGTGGTTTTTTATTAAATGTCTTTATAGTTTGACCAAGTTCTCGGAATAATTGTATGTCACTCAGATCGGTATTCATTTAATAGTTTTTCTGTTTTAAGTATTTTAAGATGTTCTTTGTAATCACCATCGGGTCTATATGTTAATTTTATTAGAGGAGTAACTTTGATTACATGGTCTCTTATATGTTGACTAGGTATTTCTCCAGGAAAACAGCATTCGTC